CTCTAACCACCATTACAAACAAAAACCCCCATAATCGGGGGTTTTCTTTATCTACTGAATCTGGAAAGTACCGGGACCTTCAAAACTAACATCAGCCGTACCACTCATTGACGACACCGCCAATTCGCCAGTGATATTGCCGCGACCACTTCGCACCGTACCATCGGCATAAACAGCCTTGATTGGCACAAAGCGACCTTGAGCTTTGATAGTTTCCAAGAACTCCAAGTCACCATTTGCATCATCGATTGCCATCGACACACCAGAGAATGACCAACCAACACGTGTTTGGATTAGGCGACCAGTCTCGCCGTCACCGTTCGCTTGGTATTCGTTTTCGTAGCCACCGAATTTAGTGCTACCGTCCGCATCAGCCGCCGCCTTAAACGAGCGACCATCTACGCTTACTTCAACAATTGAACCCGGCATATTATGACGCTCCTAGGTAGAAACCGAACAATAGATCGATTGAGTGAATGTCCCAGTTACCAGACAGTTTAACCGGATACGTGGTATTAACACGGTTCGGGTTAGACTGATCGATAGCTGCCGCTGTATTTGTCTTGGTGAATGCGCGATCACTAATTAATGCATTGTTCGCCAAGTTGTCAGTTAGTGCATTAAGAGCCGCAACTGCATCATTAGGCTTAAGTGCTAGTGGATTGCTCGACACTTCAAAGTCAGGAATAAGCGCGGCTTTCTTCCATTTCGGTTGATTGAAGATTAAATCAACGTTGTAGATGATGTTTTGCAGCTTAACTACATAGATGACTTTTCCGTATTCTGGATCTGGTCGTCCATCTGGATGATAGAACAGCAGTGTGTTATCCAGCTTGATAACGCCATCTTCAATCTGAGTGGACGACACGCCAGACTTCCAAGCCGTGTCGCGCTTAGGGTAATCCCACTGTTCGCCGTCTTTGCCGTTCACTACGCTAGGAAGCGATTCTGTGCGGTACTCAACAGCAGGGTTTTCATTGGCTTGCGATGCAATCTTAGCAACAGCAGCCGCAGCAATAACCCAAGGCGCAGTTGGCGAACCCGGACAAGGAATAACACCGTTTGTGCGGTCTGATTTGCGAGTATCTGCATAAGCTTTTAGCACTTGCTCATCAGTCTCATTTGAACCGTACAGCGCAAAGAATGGCTTGCGTACAAGCTGACCCCAGCGAGTCTCTCCGAATGTCGATAGATCGTCGTGCGCCGCCGTGCCAAGCTGGTTAACGACAATGGTTTCCCACACGTTACCAAATTGGCTTGTTGCAACATCAATGTCAGGATCGACCAAGCCGCCGGTCATCTGCGTGATTGCAACAACAATACCTTGCTGAACGCCAAGCAACTCAACAACCAAGTCGTTACCAGTAGTGCCTTTATGCTTGGCGGTAAGGTCTACTTTCGTGGTGCCATCAGCCGCGACAACTGGCATGTCAATAACACCATTGATCGCCGTTACCGCCTTGCTGATAAAGTCTGCGACAGTATCACCAACAAGCATGGCAAACGAGTTAGACTCAACTCCACCAACGCGCACAGCGTATTCAGCCGCAGTAGTCTGCGTGCCAGTAGGAGTTAGCTCGCCAGCAGCAGCAACGCCACCTGCTTCGTTAGGCAGTGGGTAGAAAGTTACGCGAGCGCCGAAAGCGCCAGGCAATAGCTCTTTGGCGATCAAGTGCGCAGGTGAACCAAATCCAAGCTTGGTGCCAACCGCATCAGCACTGGTTTCTTCAAACTTGTCCGTAGAATAGGTTACGCTGTCACTACCTTGAGCCAGTACCGCAATACCTTGCTGCAAGTAGTAAACCGCACCTTCATTAAAATTTTTGTATTGCGTGTCGATACCGATGGCAGCGGCTCGCAAACTATTGGGTAAGCCCATAATGATTATCCTATGTTGTCACGACTATGGAGTCGTATAGTCATACTCAAGCGTTGTGTACACAAGGCCTGTATCATCTTTCTCAATATCGATAACAATCGAGTCAAGCGGCACGCCATTGTTGATCATTGGATCTTCTATAACGTTGCACGTTAATGAGATTCGCATTGCCACAACGGGACCAAAGTCTCGGTTATCGAAATCAGGCATTAAATACTGACCAGACTGTATTATAACAGAATTTACCACACCGCTGCGCTCTGCTGGCGTGTCGAATTGCAGATTGCTGTTAATGTCAGCTTTCAGTATACGATTGATAACGTTGCGCGTCTTCTTAACCTTGATTGATGCATCATAGTCAGCAGGAATATGGCCTGTCGGCGTATCCCTTGACACTCCAGCTGCATACACATACAGATTGATAGTGACTGACTCTTGCTGTTTTCCATGTGTCGCAGTGACATTGGTTTGCGTTGAGTCGTCAGACAATTCGATGTTTACCAGCGGAGTTTTGTCATCACGGAACTGATCAAGAGGGCTAAACCTGTCCGTATAAACGCGGATGTCGTAATCTTCTGCGTTTCCGCCTTGCGTTGGCGCCAATGCTCGCTGATTTGCCAGTTCATAAACCAGTATTTCAGCAATGCGATCCATGACAACTTGCGTATTACTAGAATATGGGACTAATTCGGTTAGTGTTTTAACGCTCATAATTCCCCAAATCAATCAAGATATTGCCGTTCGTTTCATCTGGTGCCACTCTAATAACCTTGGTTAGCAAAGGAACACCACCAACAACAGTCGTTTCTACAGTCCACGGGCGTCTATCCATACTCATCTCGCCATATGGCAATTCAATGCCACCGTCCTGCAAATCAAGTGCATTCAAGCTCACAGTTGCAAGAAATCCAGACACAGGTTGCCCCGTATCTGGATCGATTAGATTGTGGATAACTGAAACAATGCCCGTTAGATTGTATGCGACTAAATCTGGATCAGTCAGGACGATTGGAGAACCGAACCCGCATCTCTGCGAGTTCATTATTCTCTGCGCATCCTTCTGCACACGATCTAGCAAGCTCATTAGTCATTAGCTTTTTGTTCAGCTTCAACTTTGACTTCGACAAGAGTGCCGTTTTTCAGCATCTCATCTTTTAGCTTTGCATTGTCCTTGAATTCAGGCCAATCAAGGCTAATCTCGTCGCCGTGAACTTTGATGCCAGCACGGAAGCAAACTGATTTGCCTTCCGCTACTGTTAGTTGTGTTTCTGGTTTTTTAGTAGCCATTACTCGTCACCTTATGCCGTAGTCAGACAGCCGAAGCGGTCAATTGATGTTGGGATAAGTAGCGGACGCGAACCTAGAGAGCCAGTGATTGACTCGCCATTTAGCGAAACCCAAGCGTTAGTTGTGAAGTCCATACCAACAGACGCCATTGCCATACGACCACTTAGGAAGCTCATTGCGCGAGTTTCTGGTGGCACGATTTGAGGGATTGCACCCCAAGTTGCGTCAAGGCGCATGTTTTCAGATAGAACGATAACGTTGTTATCTTCAACATAACGAGAGTTAACCGATGCACCAATATCTTTGTATTCACCTTTGTAGGTGTATAGGTTTAGACGGTAGCCAGTCAGGTCGATGTAACCCATGTAGCGAAGTCCCGGACGCGGAGTCTCTGGATCAACACCACCAATGGTAATGCGGCGATTATCCATCAGTGATTTAACTTCGTCACTGCGAATAAAGTTTTGCCATGCAGCCTTGCCAAAGATTGCGCGATCTGGCATTGACTGACCATCTGTGTGGATTGCGTCAGCTAGAGACTCTAGATCTTGCACAGGAGTACAGTTAGCCGCATCAGTCCAAGCCGTTGCAGACGTTGGGAAGTGCGTTGCTTTTGGCTTAAAGTCGATCTTGTATACGTCAGCGCCCTTATCGTCTTTAAGTGTCACAGTACCAGTTTGCAGGATTTGCGCAGCCATAAGCTCAATAGTGCGGCGTTGGCGTTTACCACCGTAGCGCATGTGCTTCATGAACTGAGTCATTGCATTTGCGCGGAACACTGGATCTGTAAAAGAGATTTGACCTGCTTGACGTTTGATCATATCAAAAGCGTTTAGAGTGAACTCTTCTTTGATAACCGGTGCCAAAAACTCTTTGTTCGTGTACTCATCAAGCGCGAACTTGGTATTTCCGTTTTTGATGTCGGTCAATACAGGTGCAATTTCTTCACCTTCACGCTCAATATCAAACTCAATCTTTTCACTTGAGTAGTAGTTGCGAGCATCAGACGTAAACAGAGAAGATAGCGCCATTGGTGCTGGTGCTTCTTGTACGTAAGTACGCGCCATATGTGTTGTAACTGCGTTAGCCATCTGATTAGCCCCTTATTGGTTATCTAGCACTGAGTAATCAGTGGTATTAAGAACTGCGATAGAGTTGTCTTTAAGACCGTCAATCTCGCGGTAATCGATAGTGCCACCAGCTTTGATTGAGATCTTATCTTGACGAACTCGGCCAACCTGCATAACTCGAACGTTTTTGCTTGTTGCTGTTACGTCTGCCGCCGTTACCACAGTATCAGAAAGCAGAATGTATCGAGCAACATCAAGACCATCAGCGCCACCGCGAGCATAGAAACCAAGCTGACCAGTTGTAGTGTTGCGACCTAGAATAAGTCCTTCGTTAAGCGTCTCAGCAGCAGCCACCGCCAAAACTTCCGTTTCTGCATTTTCGCAATTAAGGATCGCGCCGTGCAGATCGATATTAGTTACCGTCATGCTCATTAGAAAGTCTCCATTTTGCCGCTTTCAAACGCTGCGATAGTCGCTTCGTCTAGCTGTTCTTCTTCAGATTTTCCAGCAATAGGCGCATTAGGATTGACGTCTTTAGTGTCAACGCTATCTTCAGCCAGGTTTGCTAAAGTCTGGTTTTTCATTTGAGCAGCCATGAACTTAGCATTAATAGAAGCACTGTGCTGCGTGCCATCTTTGATGCAAGCCATTGCCAAATCCATTGCGCCAGCAGCCTCGCCAAGTTCAGCGAATGCCGAAACGCGCTCTTGCTCTTGCTGTTTACCTTCTGCGCTAAACTCAGCTTTCAAAGAAGCATATAGCTCAGGGTGCTTTGCTTGTAGTTCTGCTTTATTCATGATTTCCTCACTGTGAGCAGTTTGTTGATGCTCAGTTTTGCCCTGAGCGGTTAAATCCGTTTGCGTATCAGACATGGTGTCGATACCGCTACTTGATGCGATTGCGTCAATTATACCAGCTTTTAAGGCATTTTGCGCAGACATGATGATTCCGTTGCCATAAGTCGATTTTACTACATCAATCGACACGCCGCGACCATCTGCAACCGCCTGTAAATAAATATTCTCAAAGTCGTTTACTTCTTCTTTGCGAACCTTGAACCCATCTTCAGAAAACGCATCAGCATTTTTCTTTTCAGAGTTGTCGCCGCGTACATCAACGGTTTCTTCGTCACTCTCGCGTGACATTGACATCATTGCGCCAACACTACCTACGATTTCACCATTCGATAAAGCGACAATTCGATCGCACTGAGCGGCAATGGCGTACGCAGCAGAGCCACATGTACCATCAACAATGGCTGTAGTTGGCTTACTGATCGCCTTAATAGCGTTTAGGCATGACATCATGCCGGCGACCGTGCCACCGCCAGAGTCGATGCGAACAGAAACGTCAGTGATCTCATCGTCAGCTGCAACCGCTTGAGCGGCAGAGCTAATTTCTGAATAAGTGGTCGCACCCATAAGCCAAGCCATGAACGACATATTTTTTACCAATACGCCAGTAACCATGATTTCAGCACTTGACCCAGACACAGATAACACGCGGCTATTTGCCGAATGCTGCGCTGCAATGCCAGCAGATAGTTCACCACCAAGTATATTGCTAGCCTTAATCTTGGCTACGCAATCTTCATGCTGTGCTTTTAGCTCGGAAGTGACAGAGTTAAAAGAAAAATTCTTAATCTCCGCCATTAATCCATCAGTTGCTAGATACATCAGTATCCCCTTCGTTGTCCTGACTTCCGCCGCCAGTGTCATTATCATTGTCGGCATTAGTGCTTATTATACTCTGAGTGCGCTTTTCTGCAAACTCACCTAGTGCATCATTGGCTTTCGCAACTTTTTGGTTTTCATGTATTAACTGATTAACGATCAGGTTATGCTTCTTACCAAATAGCGCCTTACATGCCATTTCGTTTGTGGCAAACGTGCTTTCGACAGCAAGTTTCCAGCCTTGAACCTCTTTCACAAAGTCAGCGTTTAGCTTAACTGAGCCAGACCAATCCGACTGAATCCATGCGCCAACAAAAGCATATTGGTTTGGATCGTTCCATGCCTCAATCATGCCGGGCGCTGAAATATTGCCCTTAAGCGCCTCAACATATAGCCATTCATGATATAGAGGATGATCGTTTGTGGTAGTCGTATTGGTGCGCTCCTCATCCAAGAACATAGAAAACTCAGATGTTGCCTGTTTGGACGCTGCATAGTTGGAACCAAACGCCATTTTTAGCACTTCCGCTGGCATACCCTTTGACCACGCCACGGCGTTAATGATCGCCGCCTCAAAATCACCAAATGACAGATCTGTGCCATCGCTGCCCATCATCTTAATTTTGTGACCGGCTGGCATATCATCGATAAAAACGCCAGGATTGAAATTTTTCAAGTTCAGCTTGTAGCCATTATCGCCAGTTACGCTCATAGATCGTGTTGACGCAGCGCCTAATGGTTTGGCGCTAATGGTATCCGCTTCTTTTTCCACAGCCAGAGCCAAGAACGATGTTGTAACAGCCTTTCTTTGCACTGAATCACGGTAACGATCAATCTCTCGAAGTGATTGAAGTACGTTAGCAAGCAGTGGCATACCGCGAACCTGACCCATAATACGCTTGCCCGGACGGTATAGATTCGCCATTAATCGGCCAGAACGCTCACCAATTCGCGGATAACGGACGTATGAGCCATCATCTTTTAGCACATGATAGGCAACCTCACGTCGCTCAGAGTCGAATTCAACGCCATTTTCAATGTAATGACCATCACGCAAACCTTGATCGCCATCAATTGGCGACTGAACGCAGTTAGATGAGATCAACTGAATCTTTGGTAGCATGGTTTTCTTGTCGAAGTGATAAACAACAAGAACATCACCCTCAACCAATGCTTGCAGCTCGCGCTGTGCCTGTAATTGGCCTAGCGTTTTCTCTCCGTAGAAGTCCACAAGCTTTTTGTTGTTGCCGTACATGGTGAAACGGGACTCGATGTCGTCCGTCCACTTGCTCATCTCATCGTCACTAATGCCAAGAATACTAGCAACTGGCTTGGCCTCAAGCATTAAGCCGGTGTTGATGATATTTGTAATAAATCGGTTGATTAAGCCAGAAGCATATAGATTTTCGTTGTACAACTGGATAGATCGCTGGCGCAAAGTCCAGTAATCAATAAGATGTAATTGCGTTATTCCATAGCCACCAACAAACTTGTCGCCATTAAGTTGCGCAAATTCGTATGGCGCATCATAGTTACCTGCCGCAGCCGTTGGGAGTTGGTCAATTCCGATGACTGGAACTTTATTTTTATCACCGCCACCAATCCAAGCCTTTACTTTTTCTGCAAGACCCATATCACCACCCCGGAGCCGCATTAAACGCAGCAGTGTCTAAATTGCATCGCTGGCGTAGTGTGTCGCGGCGTGCAAGAAGACTATCAACGTAAGCCTGCATGTCCTTCAATGACGCCTTGGTAACAGTCTGCGTGGTCTGACCAGTGTTAAACGTGTAACTAACAATGCCATCACCAGCATAGTCAGCCATAGCCGCCATTGCCGCCGCTATCTGCGCTTCCAAGTCGGCAATCAAGCCACAAAGAAAAGTGTCTGTGCTCATTTAATTAGTCCTATCGGTTTATTGATACAGTTTAACACAATACTAATTCTCATAGTATACGGGTTGGCCGTTATTGCCTGTGCGGCAGAATTCCCAGAAGTCTAACCAGTTAACAGTGTCGCGCTCGCCCTGTCTCACCATGACATCCCATGCAAGAATATCAATTGCTGCGTTGTTGTATATTAGCAAATCCCAAAGTTCGTTATCACCAGCTCGGTGCCATTTCCATCCCTTGAATGCGCCAGTCTCTTTGTTCTTGTCAGGAACCTTTGTTTCCGCTGTTAACTCTTTCAATTGCACCTCTTGGATGTTTGACGGGACATTAAAGCAGTATTCCTGCATTTTTTGTGTCTCAATCCACGGTCTTTTAAGCGAGTTGTACCAGCGCTCTTTGTATAAATCAGTGTTAATGTTGAATGCTATCGTGCCAAGCTGAGTTGTTGACTGCTTGAATTCTGAGAACTGAGCGCCTTTCTGAGCGCCTTCAAGACCCTTGATTGGTATTGTCCCGTCCGTACTTTCGCAAAACTCGACAACAACGCTCTGCATGTGGCCTGAATCTACAACCGTTAATTGTATTGGGTACTTTTTGCCGTCGTCCGACACGTACACTTTGTTGTATATCAGTGATTTCAATTCCTGCCATGGTTCATTTTCGTAGTGAGTACAGTCACCCTCAAGTCTCCAATAGTCGAGCAGGAAAGCGCGATGCTGTGCTGTCCAGCCAAAAATGCCAACGGCCAAATTCTTATCGTGAACGTCAACTGCGCATGTAACAAGCATAATTTCCGAATCACAGACACGCTTAGTTAAATAGTTAGGGATCTCGCCAAAGTTATACTCAGTGCGGCGGTGTCCGTACATCGTGGAGAGTTTGAGCTTTTCGTTTTCCTTGCGGAATGTTTTCCCGAGATTGTTATTCATGAATACCTGCAACTTTTCAACAGACTTCACATTGTTTTTGACAACATCCCAGCAATCAAACCACTCAATGACAATATCTTCCCACGACTTAAATCCGACTGGTGAGTATAAGCCGCTAATGTGGTAGCTGCGTCTGTTTGGCTCTTTAGGAGTCGCGGTTGGTTTCCACTTCCCGAGCTTAAGCATGCGTTGCTTATCTGCGTTTTTGTGTTCACCGCCACAGTTTTTGCAGATGTAACGAACTGAATCAATATCAAGCACGCCGTCATCATGATTAAAAACAAGACCATAAATCTCGCCAGTCTCTTTGTTTTTCATGTTCCACTCAAGCTCTTGAGGGAAGTTGCAGTGTTTGCATGGGACCATGTATTTACGCTGATCACCAAGCTCGTAGTGATCTTCTATCTTTGACTGTCCTTTAATTGTCGGCGTGGACAGCAGGCAAATTTTTCTCGATTGAGAGTATGCCGCAGTCCGGTCAAAAGCCAATTTTACTGGATCGCCATCCTTGCCAATCGACGTTTTAAATCCGTCTGGTTCGTCTATTAGCAAATACTGAATTGAGAACGAGCGAAGCTTTGAAGCGTTATTTGCGCCAAATGGCAAAAGGAAGCCACCACCTTGAAAAGAAATCTTATCCTTAGTCTTACCAGTTTTTCGGCTAGACCTTTCACCCTCGTTCGATTGTATCAAGTGAGACATGCCAGAGTGCTCAAGCATCGGCATCACGTATTGTTCGATACGAAGTTTTGCAATTTCAGCGTCAGCAGTGAGTGACATTATTGGCGCAGTCTTAACGTGACCAATACAATACAGGATCGTATTTTCCAGCAGCCCAACGGTCATGCCAACTTGAACCCCTTTCATGACAGAAACAACACGCACAGGAGATGACAGGCTCATGCAGTCGGCGATCTCTTTGATGTAAGGAGTAACACCAAAAGAGTAGTAGCCAGCCATAGGCGTGACTGACGATGGCAAGTATCGCGTTTGCTCTGCGTATTTGCTGACGGTCATTACTTCGTGGTGATCCTTTATGCCAGCAAATTGCTCAACTAGCCACTCGGTATCATTCATCTGGCTCACCTATATTTTTAATAATCTGCGCCTTGGCCGCCTGAATTGGCTTTCCAAGCTCTTCACGAATTGACGCTTCCGCCTCTTCCTTAGGGTCACCAGACTCACAATGCGCATAGGCCATTTCAACGAGTTTTCGTGGATAGTCCACCAGCATGCGCGATGCCATTTCTTGCATGAAGCCAAAAACGTGCGTTATTACAAAATCCCTCTCAATGACCTCGCCCTTGAGCTTTTTGTTTTTAATTTCCTTCTCGATGCCGTCTTGCACTTTCTTGTAAGCGTCAGCCCATCCGCGAAACTCTTCTTCTGTGCCGTGTAGGTGGGAGATTTCTCGCAGGGTCATTTCTGGGTAGTCGCTTATATCAGCATGATCTAATTTAGCTCCGCCGTATTGATCGCCATCTGGTTTAATGGCGCCAGATCTACCAGATAACTTTTCTCTGCTTTGACTAACTGGCTTGGTTGCTTGCGGGTCACGACGCTCTTTTGCTGATTGAAGTTTGGCGCCAACAACATCGACGCCGCGCTCTTTTAGGTATTCGAAAATATACGGATTGTAAACATCCCATTTGGTGCCTACTTTTGCATCAGGGCAATTCTCGTTAAACAAGCGAGTCACAATCTGTCTAGAAACGCCAGCGAGTTCCGCTATGCGTGCCGCTGACAATAGTTTTTCATTCATGGTCACCATCCTATTTATGTGGCCATTATACATTATTGTAAATGCAATTTGTAAACGTAAACCTTAGCTAACATTTCGATATTTCTAGAAATGTAACATAAGAGGGAGC